CAATGTCATGCGGATTTAGGGGTCCAGTTGCATGAGTTTGGGTTGCGCCTATCGAGAAATGTTCTATCGCAACTAATCAGACTGTAAGCCCCCATTGTTCGAGGCCACGTTGCCGCTCTGACCGAGCTTGACACTACGGGGCGCTTGTTTCCGGCTCTCCCACCAGATTGACCTGATGGAGCTGTTCATCGCGTGATTCAAACCCGTAGCCGCTATCTACTCCCACGGCTGGCGCTTACGCTTAGTTCGCCACTTCCATCTGCATACCCAACGCGGTTGTCCCTGAACGTATATGCAAATGAGTTTGCGACAGCCATAAAAAAACCCTTATTGAAAGATACGAGCTTTAGGCTTGGTTGCCGCATAAGAGGGATGCACGACCATCTTCTCTCAGCTTTGACGAAGCCCGCTCCTTCAATAAGGGTTCGGGTCGCTATCGTGGGCTACCGATGGGTTACCAATCCACCAGATGAAACGAATATTAACGGACAAATAAACAAAATGCAAGTGTGGGGTCACATAAAGCAGTGTCGAAATCGGATCGGCGAAGAGTGCGAGTGCCTGCCAAGGTACTCATGGTTCCATAGCCACAGGGCGCTAACCCCTGTTCCCCACGAGAAAATAATACTACAAAAGGTGAAGCCCCGAACTTTTTGAGCTGGGGCTTCGGGGGATGCACGAGGAGAGTGCTCTGTCGGAGAAACAGACCAAGGAGGGACTTGGTATCTTAATGTAACAAAAAAAAGGGCAACCTACAAGATTGCCCCTAAACAAGGAGATGCCCTGAACTAGGCACACTTCATTCTAACAAAAAAAAAGGGAATCTTGCAGGATTCCCTCGGGTGTCCACAAAGGCTATAAATGGACAATTAATTGTACCTCAACCAAAGAGCTATAAGTAAAGCGTCCGCCCTTCCATGATGTTTAGCCAGTCGTAACTGAGCGTCAGGCCATATCCTACGAGCTAACTCCAGACTGGCTTTCTTCTCCGTGCCTATAAGCCCGTGGTGCTTCTTCCATACCTGTGGGCGAACCAAGGTAAGGGTATCCCCAACAAGCGCTCCTACGGCCTCTATAGCGCCCGCTGCACGCATAAACTTCCCTGACGATGCAATGCCCTGCCCCGGCATAGTATGCACATCCTCTACGGCTATGTGGGTAGGTAGATCATTCCAGATTAACTCCATCAACTCAACGGCATTGATACGCCCGTCTGTTGTTGGAAGATCACCACACCCTACATACAGGCCATCTTGATCAATAGCTCCCCACGCTCCGGAAGCACTGCCGGGATCAATTCCTACGAAAACTTTCTTTTCCACGCTTGACATCCTTGCAACACATGAATTATGATGGGATCAATCTGTTGGTAACAGATTAAACACGAGGATAACACAGGAGAGCAGTATGGACTACAGCGAATTACTGATCCGTCTGGGTCAGCACACGAACATCTATCGTTCAGCAGTGTTGAAAAAACAGTTTGAACTGGCAAGAGAGCAAGCCGAAATCATCCACAACTTAGCGGCAGATCTTTTGTTTGTCACTAGGGGGATGTAATGAAAGCATTCTCTCTGCGTTGTGAAGACGCATTCCATGAGCAATTCAAAGACATCTCATTTCCTGATGATGCAGCGATCCATATTTGGCGCGAGGCTTGGGTTGCTGCCCAGCAAGATATCGTCAAAATGATTGTCGAAGAAATCAAGGAAACAAAATGAACGATGAACAGATTGAAAAAGAATTTGTTAAGAAAGCTAAATCTTTGTCTCTTTCTTTGATAGAAACAATCAACAAAGAAACAGCAACAGAAGACAAAGAAATTTCTGTAAAGATTGCGCTTCTTTCTTTGACAAAAGTATCGGCAAGCGTTTTATACGCCATTCAAAGAAACGAACCGGATGACGCCGTTCTTGAATTGTTTATTGCGACTATTGTTGAATCACTCAACCACCTAGATAAAAACGATTTTGCACACGAAGAAGCTCAAGACATCATAGACAAACTAAAGAGCAAGCCATGAAAACCACGAACAAATTCAACTTGCCAGAGACATTTGTAAATATCTTACGCCGCCCCACATACACAAAGGGTGGAGCAAACATCTCTGCAACAGAATTGATCAACAGTCCACGCATTGTTCAGCTTAAGAGAATCCATGATGAACGCCTTGAGCAAGATGTAGCAGACCAGATCTGGTCAATCTTTGGCACGGCAATTCACGCCGTACTAGAGCATGGCAAGGATCGAAACCATGTCGTTGAGGAAAGGCTTCATGCCGTTCTAGACGGGTGGGCAATCTCAGGCGCTATTGATCTTCAGGTTATCGAGGAAGATGGGATAAAGGTTAGCGACTACAAGACGACCGGCGCATGGTCAGTCATGAACGAGAAGATCGAATGGGAACAACAACTCAATATCTATGCTTGGCTTGTTGAGACTGTTAAGCAAGTTCCTGTTAAGTCTTTAAGTATTGTTGCTGTCATTCGTGACTGGAGCCGCAGGGAGGCCACTACAAGGGCGGGATACCCTGAAGCACCCGTCAAGGAAATACCCGTTTTGATTTGGTCTTACGAAGTTCGCACCCAGTTCATTAAGGACAGGATCCATGAACACGCCGCCGCATCACTTTCGGCAGAGACAAATGGTGATCTACCTCTATGTACGCCGGAGCAGATGTGGGAAAAGCCAACATCATGGGCAGTAAGAAAGGTTGGCAATGTGCGAGCAAAGCATATTTGTTACACCGAAGAGGATGCAGAAGAGAAGGCACAAGCCGCAGGTAAAGGCCATGTTATTGAAGTAAGGCCGGGCGAGAGAACGCGATGCGCTCAATACTGTCAGGTCAAAGACTTCTGCGGTCAATGGAAAGATTACAACTCAGGAAAGGAACAGTCATGAACCATATGCCGCCACTACCGGGTGATATTCGAGAGATTATTTTGTTTTATATACAAGACATTCAGGAAAGAATAAACAAAGTAGAAGCATTATTGTGTCTTAGCGACGAGGAAGAAGAAAATGAAGACTAGACAAGAATTGATATTGGATTTTATGTTGGCAATGTCACCCAGAATTTTTGACGCCGACTGGTTTGATGATGAGATTACAGCGGTTGGTATTTATGCTATGGCAGAGCTTTTAGCTGATACATATTTGGAGAAACTTTGATGGATAAGCCAATTGGTGTATACGGTAAACTTATTAAAGCTAGGGTTGCATTGCAGTCAAAGCAGATTAACAAGTCAGGCCACAATAAGTTCGCAGGATATAAGTACTTTGAATTATCTGACTTCCTGCCAGCCGTGCAAGAAATCTTTGCAGAGATTGGCCTAGTGGACATTATTCAGTTCACCGCCGATGTAGCAACGATGCACTTGATCGACATTACAGATGGCAGCAATGTTGTGTTCACCTCCCCTATGGGATCCGCCCAGTTAAAGGGATGCCACGAGGTGCAAAATATTGGCGCAGTTGAGACGTACCAACGCAGATACCTTTATGTAGCAGCGATGGCTATCGTGGAGCATGACGCCCTTGATTCCTCTGAGCCTATTAAGGAAGAGAAGAAGCCTGAGCCAAAACCAAAGGCCGTACCTAAAGAACTCCCTATGAGCGGCAAGGATCCTGAGCGTGGGTGGAACATCACCGTTACTGAGGGCGCAGACTGGAAGGACAGCATTGTCTTGGGCGTTACAAATGCTTTAGACATGGCTGAAAAGCTTGCCGATGTTGAGAACATTTGGAAGGTTAACCGTCCTTTGTTTGACCGCCTCAAGGAAGACGACAAGGCAACTTACGATGACTTGCTTTCAATGCTTGGCACACACAAACAAAAGTTTTTATAGGAGAAGTAAATGGAATATCCAAACAGCGGGGCATTGTTCCCTAACAAAAACAAGAAGTCTGAGTCGCACCCCAATGTGCGAGGCAATGTCAAGATAGAACGCTCGCTATTGAAGGAACTAATGAACGAAACAGATAACGAGTTAATCGAGATCGAGATTTCTGGATGGACAAAAGAGTTCAAAGACGGCAAGTTTCTTTCTTTAAAAGTATCCAAACCATACAAGAAAGAAGGTTACAAGCCCAAGAAAGATGATGACGAAGAATCAATTCCATTTTGAGGAAAAACAAATGATTAAAAAACGTGGACGCCCGCCCAAAGCAGTAGTAGTTACGCCCAACTGGGAAGACCTGTGCAAAAAACTTCAAGAAGCCCTAGAGCGGCAGATTGATGAGACAGAGGAACTTGAAAACCAACGTGATCTTCTATCCTCAAATGTCCTAAAGCTTATGGGAGTAGTCGAATATCTGGAACGCAAGAATGGAAACAATTAACTTCGAGGCTATCAAGATCGGGCTGAAACAGTCTAAGGACGGGTTCGTCCTAACCTTGGCTGTCCACCCTGAGGACATACCTGATGAGCTGATGCGTGATTTTGTTGGCTCTAGATATCAGGTAGTAATGGTCAGACTTGGGGATGATGACCAACCGCTTAGCCGAGAGGGTGAGTTTCCCGGCGACCATGCGGTGAAGATGGCAGGGATGTTGTGCCGTAGCCAAGAGTTCTGGCGATGGCTACACGACAGGGAAATGCTCATGGAGAGAAACGAAGCGGCTTGCACAGAATGGTTAATAAGCTACCTAGGGATTGAATCTAGGAAAGAACTTAAAACCAACACTGAGGCTCGCGCCCTTTTTAACCAGTTAAAGCGCAGTTTTGACGCATGGAGCAAACAATGAATGACCGATTAGTCCCATACAGTGTGTATCTTTCTAAGGAACATTACGACAAGATCCGCCTACACGCCAAGAACCGTAAGGCTTCCTCATTAGTACGAGATGCTATTACTATGATTATTGACGGCAACGACCCCTACAAAGCAGGTTACGGTCAAGCAATCCGAGACGCAATTAAGATCGTAGACGCCTGTAAAGAAGTAGAACACTTTGCCTTCAAGGGAAAATATCTCAACGATATTCTTATTGATCAAATGAAGAAGCTTGATACC